GTTGATTCAGTGGGAAAAGTCCAATGGGATCTTGGTCCAAATGGTGAGTTCTTGTCTACAAAAAAAACGATGACTGTTGTAGATAGAAATGGTAAGTGTTATCGTGTAACAATTGAAAGAGCTAAATGAATAAATTTGTGAGTAATAAAATTAAGAATGAGTCAGATCATGAAATCCTTTTGATCACTCAGGAAGAGTGTGCTGAAGTTACGCAAGCAATAAGTAAGGTATTCAGGTTCGGTATGGACGACGAATACAATGGTATAACAAACAGAGAGCATCTGGAAGAAGAACTGGGTGACTTGCTTTGTATGATTGAATTGTTAATCGCAAGTGACATGGTGGATGAGATGACTGTCTATCGTGCAAAGAATGCCAAAATGGCTAAACTTGCAAAATGGTCTAACATTAAGGAAGTTGCATGATTCAGATTCATAACCTAACTGAGTATCAAGTGGAGATGCTAGACCATATGTGGTCTCTTGAAACACTAGAGGAATACGAGGAATGGTATAATCTATTGGATGAGGAAGACCAGACTCTTGCAGAAAGTTTGCAAGAAATGATTATTCTCGCAGAGATGGATAATGTAATGGGTGACTGCAAAGATGCAAAGGAAGTATTAAAGAAATTTGCCTTGTAAGAGAAAGACATGTATAATAAGACAATGAAACCTAGAAATCCAATTGCAAAGGATTTACGCACTCCAAAATATCGTATGAGAAAAGTGGAGAGCAAGGTTCAGTACATTCGTCAACCCAAGCACAGGAAGGTAAATAATGAGTTTGAATAGAGTATACGAGTTCGGACGATCCGATGGTCTGTTGAAGACTGTAATTATCAAAGAGCATAATGTAAACACATCTTATGCAACGATTGAGTTCACAATCAAAAATAAACTAACCAATGAAAATGGTAAAGTTATTATTGACAGTGGACATACATCATTCTTTGAACCACGTGAGTTCAAAGAATTTTTAATTCCAATTATTAATGATTTGAAAGCGAGATTTGACGATGCAAACAGTGTTCAAAACGGATAAAGAGTTTGACGAATTTAAAACATGGACACTCGGAGTTCTCCACGATGAAAACATCAAAGATCTGTGCGTTACTTTTACCAAAAAAGATGGTACACTTAGAGATATGCGATGCACTCTCTGTGAAGGACGAATTCCAACAGACAAACAGCCGAAAAGCGAAGGAACAAGTGCCAAGGATTTTGGATCCGCAGTTCGTGTCTTCGATACAGAAAAGCAAGAATGGAGATCCTTCCGCTGGGACTCCGTAACTAAAGTGAGTTTTGAACTATGAAATATGTAATTATCATCGCTATTGTATTAGCACTTATTGCCCTAGTACCAATTGCAGTTATTTGGTCACTCAACACATTATTTCCTGTATTGGCAATTCCACTATCACTTGATACATGGATGGCTGCATTTATACTGGGTGGAGTGGTTGGTGGTAGCACTGGTTTATCATTTGGGAGCAAGAAATGAATTACGCATTAACACCTGAACAGAAAAAAGATTTGCAAGGGGCTATTCAAGAGATTAGTAACTCTATGATTCGCACTGAAGCAGAACGAGATCTTATTCGAGAAATCGTTAAAGAACAATCTGATACATTGCAAATTCCCAAGAAAGTCATTTCCAAGATTGCAAAGACATATCACAAGCAGAATCTCGCACAGGAAGTTGCAGACCACGAGGACTTCGTGGAACTATACGAGAAAATCACTGCAAAATAGTGCTTGACATTAATTGCGAATTGCGGTATAATAGATATTATATTATGGAGGTTACAAACCTATGGCTGTGAATACTGCAAAACGACGTGCAAAGAATCAAGCAATTCTTGCATCACAAAAGAAACACGAACCAACAATCGACCAGATTGATTTTACGACCAGTTTGAGTCGTGCGTTGGGGTACTATTCAGTACAAACTACTGCAAAAGAGCAGAAGATGTTTACTATTGAGTTCTTCTCAAAGAAAGAACCCAAGATTGCTAAACAACTTAAGAAACTCCCCGATTACAAATTTACCACATTTGGTTCATTGTGTCGTCTCATGTCTAATGAGCAGACAGACTTGAAACAATTGTCTTCATACAGCCCATTCTTCACGAACAAGTTGAAGGAACTGATTGCTGACGCTGCAAAATATATCGAAGAAGTTGAGATTGTGAAAGCACCAACCAATGTCATCTCAATTCAAGAACGAATGGAAGAAAAAGCCAGAGAACATGCTGGTGAATTCGAAGGTGCAATTGACGAGTGGATTGTTACACGAGGTAAGAGTAACTTCTCTGCCAAGAACTATCTACTGAAGAACGAAGTTGCAGCACCCATTGCTAAACGAATCGGTGAATTGTTTGTTGGTACTGCACAAGAACTGCGTGAGGCACTTGAGGGTGATGATGAGCAACTCACTGAGGGTTACTCATACCTGACTAAACGAGAGCTAAAGAAGTTTGCTGAGTTCGTTGAAGAAATCATTGCAGACTGCCAACAACAAGTGCAGACTGCCAAAGCGAATCGTGCTCCACGTAAACGCAAACCACAACCAGCAGGTAAAGTGGTTGCCAAGATGAAGTACATGAAAGAATTTGCTGACTTGAATCTTAAGTCAATCAAACCAGAGACGATTGTTGGATCGTCTGAAGTATGGGTATACAACACGAAGTATCGTAAGATAACTGTTTACAAAGCAATCAATGATGTACTTACAGTTAAGGGTACTACAATTATCGGATTCGATGTGAAAGAATCCAAAACACAGATGTTGCGTAAGCCAGATGTATTCTTTAAGGGATTAACATTGGGCAAGCGACCATTGAATGGTGCAATGAAACCATTAACCACTACGGTAACTGTGCCGAATGGTCGTGTCAATGAAGAATGTATTTTGCTGGGAGCATTTTAATATGATATTAGTTGATTATAGTCAGGTGGCACTTGCAGCCATCCTTACTTTCCAGCGTGAGTTGAAAGGTAGTGAAGCAGAGGTAAAGAATCTTATTCGTCATGTGACATTGTCCACTCTTAAATCATACAAGAAGAAGTATGGTAAAGATTACGGAGAGTTGGTCATCTGTTGTGATGGTCGTAAGTACTGGCGCAAGGAATTCTTCGAGTTCTACAAAGGTATGCGTAAGAGCAATCGAGACAAATCAGATCTCGATTGGAAGTTAATCTTTGATACACTCTCAGAAATGCGTACTGATCTTGCCACGCACTTTCCATATCGAGTACTTCATGTGGATCGTGCAGAAGCAGATGACATCATCGCAGTTATGGCAAAGTATCTGCAAGAGAATCTTCTAGTCCAACAAGGATTGGTTGAAGAGCCACAGAATATATTGATTCTGTCCTCTGACAAAGACTTCAAGCAGTTGCAGTTGTACAACAATGTAAAGCAGTGGTCTCCGATGCAGAAGAAATATATTACTGCAACTCAGAAAGAAATCACTGAGCACAAGATTGAACATATCGTTAAGGGTGACACTGGTGATGGTGTGCCAAACATCCTGAGTAAAGACAATGTGTTCATGGAAGGCGAACGACAAAAGCCAATGAGTGCTAAACGACTCCAAGAGTTCTTTGAGAAAGGATTCGATGCATGTAAGAACGACGAGGAACGACGCAACTGGCATCGTAATGCAACTCTGGTTGACTTCCAATTTATTCCTACAGATGTTTCAGAAGAGATTATTAAAGCATACATAAATACACAACCGAGTGGTGATAAGATGACTATCATGAATTATTTGATTGAGCATCGTTGCCGTTTACTATTAGACGAACTAGAGGATTTTTAATGAAACAATATTTGACCGAGATTCTTAAAGAGATCAATGAAGATCCTAAGACAATCACAAAGCACAAAGATGAATTCTTATTGAAGGTATTGTTCGCACATAACTTTCTACCATCCCACAAGATGCTTCTTCCAGAGGGAGAACCACCTTTCAAACCTGCTGACCAACCAGTTGGAATGTGTGACACAAACTTGTTTCTTGAAGCAAAGAAAATGTATGTGTTCATGCGTCAAGACTTGAAACCAATCAAGAGAGAATCTTTGTTCATTGGATTGTTGGAAGGTATCCATCCTACTGAAGCTGCAATTCTTATTGCAGTTAAAGACCAGAAATTGCAAAAGATGTATCCAAAGATTACATGGAAACTTGTAAGCGATGCTGGAATCATTCCTGCAACTGCGCAATGGAAAGAACAACCTGCCAAGAAATAATGCTTGACATGCAACATTGATTGTAGTATAATTATATTATGAACGACTCTGTTAAAACTGTTGTAGACCATTTTGCGAAAAGAGTATTTGATATTCAATTTGCAGATATTCATGTCAACGCTAAAAAGAAAGCAGTTGATATTGATTGCAGGATAGTATCAGATTTCATCTCTTGTGAGAACGAGTTTTGCTCTCATGCTACTCCACATATACTTGGAAATTGTAAGTGGTGGAGCGAGGGAGCGATCAAGAAATTTGAATCACTTGATGGTACTAAGCGACAGCGGAGAGAATCATACGAAGATGGTAAACGAATGTTCAACATTGAACATCAATACCCTCTTGGTATCATAAAAGACAAGGTAGTTAAGAAGTCATTTAAATCAGTAGAGCAAGTGAAGGATTATTTTATTAGGTATAATAAAGTGGTCATTGTTACTGCTGAAGAGAATGCGAAGTTGAATGCTACTCACAAGACTGCAGCTACAATCCAAGAAGCACGTACTCGATACAAGCAGAATGGAATAGTTGTTCGTAGATTTGATATGAATGATGTTTTAAACTAGGAGATATATTATGCCAAATTGGTGTTATAACAGTGCCACAGTGCACCACGATAATAAAGAAGTGATTGATGGTCTTGAGCAAGAGTTGCTTAAAGAAGATGCACAACCATTCAACTATCTACGACCAAACCCTGCTGGTGAGTGGGACTACGGATGGTCATGTGAGAATTGGGGTTGCAAGTGGGATGTTTCCATGATGGATTGGGAACGAGAAGATGATAATACAATTGTCATGCACTTTGACTCTGCATGGTCTCCTCCAACGGCACTCTACGAATACTTAGAGACAGAAGGATGGTCTGTTCGTGCAATGTATCATGAACCTGGAATGGGATTTGCTGGTCGTTTCGAAGATGGTTTTGATGACTACTACGAAATGGACTGGACAGATCGTGCTTCAATTGAAGAATTGCCTGAAGACATTCTTGACTTCACCAATGCTCTTGAAGATCTAGAACGATATGAAGAAGAGCAGTTTGAAGAAGAACTGAATGACTTGGAACGAACAGAATGGTTTGACGCATCAGTGAATCCTGCTTATGTTGGTCGCTATGAAGTTACTACAATTGCATGGGATTTTCCTCAGTACTGTGAGTGGAATGGTAAGTCATGGTCACGCTGGGAAGGCGACGAATTAGAAGTCGTTAAGTGGCGAGGACTTTCAGAAGAGTATTGGGATGCATCTGCAGCATTAGATAAAATTATTGAGGATTCGAAAGCGTAAAGTGAAGAAGTTTGCTATATTATGGTTGTTGCTCTGTGCCAATGCTTACGCAGATGTATCATTTGGAACTGGCGAATCAAGTGACTGTAACATAGCAAAGGCACTTGCTGTTAGTGATGCCATTGAACGCTACGCTGAGAAAGAATTTGAAGTAAAGAAACAACATATTTGCAGAGAACGAAATGCAGAAGGCATTGAATGTGAATATGTTAAGAAAACTGAAATTGAATCTGCTGGTACTTTAAAGAAAGTATTAAGCGAGAAGGTAAAACAGAAGAGGGATGTTTGTGTTGTTGAAGTAAAAGTTCTGCTGGAACAAAGCAGACAACTGGCAGGTGACATTGAGAATGCCAGTAACTTTGCATACAATGGACAGAAATATCCATTTGATGTAATCACTAGAGAGCCAATGTATGTTTACTTGTTTAGTGT